CTTGAAGATTGAGTAGTTGCTGAAGTTGTAGAATAAAATAATCTATACTGTGACTTACTTCTTAATACAGCACTTGTTAGTGTAAAATTAGTAATAGAATTAGCTAAATCTTTAATGATAGCTTGTATTTGCCGACTAACTGATCCTAACTCAACGTCACCAATTCGTGCTGTACCTGCCACTGAACGAATACCATCAGGGCTAAGAAATACTAGATCACCTCCTATTTCTTGAATTGTATGTGAATTAAGGCAACCTACGTTCTTAGTAACAGGAACGACAGCAACGCTACTAGAGTCATTAATATTAATTAATTTAAATATACTGTTCTTACAGAATATAATGAGATCAGTACGAAAACTTTTAAGACCGACTACTTGATCATCTAAAAGTATACTACCTGAACCAGTACCTGAAAAATTATCTATGTCACTTGTTGCACTATAAAAAATAGTATTTTTTGCTGTTGAAGCTCCTGCAACTACAAGATGTTTGTCATGCACCGCGCCTACTGTTGGTGCTGTTAATCCACTTACTGTAATTTCTGAAGCAAAAAAAGTACGAGTATTTAAATCTCCTGATCCTGTCATTTTAAAAAGAAAAGGTTTATTTATTCCATCACATATAATTACTTCGCCGTATTCTGTATTACCTTCAAAAAGAGAAAAAGTGCTTTGAAGCTGATTAGTTCTAGCATTTAAACTACGTCCTGTAAATGTGCTATGATTGTCTCCTGAACTAGCTACACTTGCTCTATTTATTTGAAGCCAAGTATCTTCACCATCTATGCTGAAGAATATACCATCACCCGAACAAACAATAACGCCGTCTGCATATACAAATAAACCTAATATGCGATTACTACCATTAGGTTGAGTGTCTCCTAAATTGCTATAACCATTTACTCGCCTATAACCGCCATCTGCATCCACTTCAAAATTAAGAAGTTCTGTTGCTAGTCCGGGTTGAGCAAGCATCTCCAGTTGATTTAAATTAGTATTTAAACCACCTCGACAAGAAATACCAAACGGTTGCGATAGAGCCATTAAACCATCCTTACCCTATCATCTTTAAAGTACATAGGTGTTGGTTCAAGAAGATTAGAACGCATACTGCGAATTCCTTTTTTATAATCGTCAAGTGCAAATGCTGCTGCTTGAGGATTATCTTTAAACTGCCAAATATAATATCTAGCTCTTGCTAACAAAACTGTTGTATACATTTCAGGGAAAACTACAGTATCGCCGTGTGCAGATAAAGTAGCAGGTAATGCCCAAGCAAAAAACCAAACTTTATAAACTTTATTTGGTATTGGACTTAATCCAAACTTACGACTATCAGGGCTTCTGATAACTCTAGCAGGTTCTCCATGCTGTTGAGCATCAGCATCGTCAAGATTTTCACTCAAACGATAATAATCTTTCCACTCTTCTGTAGTAGTGTATCTTAAATTTCTGCTTACATAAGGAGGAGATTCTCCTGATACACCTACTGTAGTAACATAAAAGTTATCCCAATCTATAGAGTTATAATCTGTAGTTATACTAGAACTCGCAGGTTTTAACTCATACCACCTTGTTCCTGCTACAGTGTCTATTGATACATTCCCATACATTGGATCTGTTGCACCGCTTTCAGCTACAGCAAGATAAGGCCATTGTGGTTCCTCATTTACTATATCGTAATAAGCTCTATTTAGAGAATCTTTAACGTGTTGTTGTACTCCTACTGCATTAGCAAAGGTTGTAGAAGTAAGCGTAACTTCATTAAGCTCACGAAGTAACTCATTAGTTAAATCTAAATATGTTGTAGCCATTAGTTATGCCTTTTATTTCATTGTATTTTGAGGAGCTTTAGTACCACAATGTTTTTCCATATCTTGAATAGAAGCATAACCACCTTTATTATATTGCATCATGCCACCACCCATCATTCGGTTGTACCCGCCATCACCATACATCTTTTTTTCTTTTTTCTTTTTAGTCATTCCGTACATTTTTGCCTCCAAAGATTTTATCGTAGTTTTTATCGTAGTTCTTTTTATTTTCTGGCTTGTACCAACTACCTGTATCTCCTAAAATTTTACCGCGCTTTTTAGAATTAATCATTACTGGTTGTTTATCACTACCTAATTGAGGCATATTTTCTCCTTTAAAGATCGGGGGAGTATTTCATCCCCCTTTCTCTCTAACTACTAGTCGATGCCGTAGAAGGCAGAGACAAGTGCTTCAGGACGCAATACTTTAGACCCATAAACATGGAGTCCTCGTACAATGTCACCAAAGCTATCTGGGTCACGAATGACTTCAGTGCTAGTGATGGCTTGAGCCGTAGCAGCCGCTGACATATGACCGGCAATAACTTTACCGGCAGCATTAGTAGCCGCAGCAATGTTGTTGGTCTTATACATATCAAAGCCACGCAACTTACCAGTAGATACTAGACCGTTACGGATTGAACCTTGACCTGCATTATAGTCAACAGAAAGCAACTTAGAAGAACTCTGGACGAGAACCTCGTAGAATGCGGGATCTGCCAAGAACCAACGACCTTCTTCTGGTACATTTTGCTCATCAAGAAGACGAGCCATGTGAGAAAGAACATCAATTGGATCATGCTCATTACTACCAAAGCCGATGTCAAGATTACCAGTACCGTCAAAAGTACCGGCAGCTAAATCAGTAGCGTTATCCGAACCAAGAATATGGTTAGGTGAAGCTGCTGAAACACCTGCAAAAAGTGTGGCAATAATTCCTTCATCATAAGCATCGCGCAAAGAATAAGCTGCTGAAGAAGATGCTACTTCTTTAAAGTTAACGTGCGACATTGCAGTTTCAATATCATCTACGATGAATTTGAATGCGTTAGCCGTGTCAACTACAAGAGTAGTTTCTTGGTCAGTTAGCTTAGTTTGAGTAATATCAGCACCACGCTCATACTGATATACTGTGATTACTGGCTCTTTGATGATCTTTACAGAATCACCGAAAGCAGAAATCTCACCGGCATAATCAGTATTAGTGATTGCTTCAGCTACAGAAGCCTTGCGGAAAAAGTTAAGAACCTTCTTGGAAAATACTGAAGGCATGAAAAACGAGTTATTTTGACCGGCGACAGAGTTACCAAAGTTACCATTGGTATCTGTACTTTGCTCAAAAAACTGATCTGATTGGTTATAAGCCATGTTGTGTTACTCCTAAAAAAGACATTAAGTTATTTATCGAACCCTTCCTTCCATGACAGCCAAGTCAATTTCTTCTTCGTACTTGTCAAAATCCTTCATAGAAAGGTTAGCGATTTCCCTTTGTGTCCAGATTTTAGCTTCGTTAGTATTTACATTTGTAGTTTTTGTAGATACAAAGTCTGCTGCATTTTCTCTGGACTTTGGCGACTTAGACTTTTTAGTTTTAGAAATACCAGTTTCCATTTTATAAAGATCAATAGCTTTGATAGCTAGTCCAACATTATTTGGGTTATTGTAAATCCAATCCTGAATTGCTTCAGGTTGATTTCCTGCCCATTCGTGAAACTTATCATCGCCCCTAATATCTTCAAAATCGGGGTGCTTATCGTGTAGGGCTGTTTCAGCTTCTCTACGTGATATACGCGCCTCTCTTTCTTCAATAGCAGAAAGCTTTGCTTGTAGTCCTTGCACTTGCTGTTGACTTTGCATATGTGCAACTGATTCTACAGTTTCATATAAATCGGGATGTTCAGTTCTAAACTGTTCAAGTTCTTCAACACTTTTAGGAGGAGCATATTCTGGTACTTGCGCTCTTGCTAAAGCCTGAAGTTCTTGTTCTTTTTGTTTAAAACTAGCAATCTTTTCATCATAATGTTTTTTTAGATCATCGTATCGCTTTTTATAATTTGTTCTTTTTTGAGTTGACTGTTCTTCAGGGGCCGTTTCTTCACGGGTAGCCTGTTTAGTAGGTCTTTCAAAATACATTCCATCCGCTGTTTCAGGGTTAGAGTCTATCGGCGTATGCCATTCTTTCCTAGAGTTATACGGATTTGGTGTTGGTTCTTCTAAAGTTTCAGTTGTCATTGTCGCTCTCCTTCTGGGGCTTAAAAGTCTTTCAAGGTGGCTAAAGTGTTCGCGTTTACACTCTAGGGTCTTGATACTTTAAGGTGGCCTTTAGGTTATTAGTTGTGTAATAGAGGGTTCCTAAGAAGTAGCTCTATCCTAAGTTACTATATACACTGGGAGTACGGTTAGCTTTAATCATTTGTCGCTTGATTTCTTCTTCCGTATTCTGCATACTGTCCATATAAGTTTTTTCAGTATCCATAGGGTCATTAGTCAACCCACCAAATGCTTTTCTCATCATACCGCCATCATAAGCACGTTCAGCATCGTCCATCATAGTTTGTAGCTGATCCGCGCCTAATTGATCGGTAGCTTTTTTGGTGAAAACAAATTCACCATCCGATAACCTTGCGGGAATCGAATCTGATACTCCAGTTCCGGGGCCATCTACTTCCCCTTCACCTGAGAATTCTCCTGCGACATCCATAACTTTATCAAAGATGCCATTTAAACGCTCATCGCCTTCTAGAACGCTCATTAAATATTCTTGTTCTTCCATATCTAAAGCTTCAGACATTACAAAATCTAAATAATTCTTTTCCATTTCATTGTCTGAAAGTTGCGAAGCTTTAGCTTCTGCCATTTCTTCTGGGGGAATATTGTCATAAGTATCTTCTGGCATTTCTTCCATTTCTGGTGGAACCATTAAAGATCCTTCTGCATATTTAGTCATACCACCTTTATTTTTCTTTTCTATAGTATTATAAGATCTTCCTTCATAATCAAAAAACGAAGCACCTATTTTTTTTGCTTCTGTTTGTAGTTTACGAAATTCTTTAGCTGAATCTGATCCTTTTTTATAAACTGGATAATCTGAAGGATTAATTCTTTCATCTAAAACTTCTACATTTATTCCATCTGCTTTAGCAGCTTCTACAATTTGAGGAATATCTTCTGAATTTATATTATCAAATACAAATTCTCCTATACGAAGAACTGTAGCACCAACAGCAGTAGCAACAGTAGCTTTTCTTCCTGTATCTCTTGTAGCTCTTTGAGATTTTGTTACAGGAGCTATTTTCTTTTGATTTGTAGTAGCTTCATTTGTTAAGTCGTTAACGTGTTTATTAGCTTCTTCTAATATATCAGATCCTACATTTTTTATTTTTGTAGCTAATCGACCCACTCTATAATTTTCACGTTCTGGTGGCATTAACATAGAACCTCCCTCTGCTTTATTTTCATATTTACTTTTTTCAATTAATTCATTTACACTGTAAACTTCGCCTTCAACTTTAAAAAATTTATCTTCATTCATCCATGCTTTTTTAAAAGCATAATTAAATTTTGTACTTCCTTTAGGCATATAAGAACGCCGTAATACTTCTGGGCCTTTTTCAAAACTCCACCTAGAAATTCCTCTATTTTCATCTTTACGAATTAATGCTTGAGATTTTAAATATTGTTTATTTTCTCTTTCGGCTGCTCTATATTCAGCTTCTTCTTG